GATAAACCTAATTTTTTTGGAGAAATATCATGGCAAATACGCTATTAACTATATCGAAAATCACCAACGAAGCGTTGATGGTTTTCGAAAACGAATTAACATTTACAAGTGAAGTGGACCGCAATTATGATGACCAGTTTGCAGTCGTGGGAGCAAAGATTGGAGCCACAGTCAATGTCAGGAGACCTGGACGCTTCATTGGGACAATGGGACCTGCTCTTAACGTTGAAGACCTTAACGAAACTTCAGTTCCTGTAACTTTATCAAACCAGTTCCATGTGGATACGCAATTTACTACCCAAGACTTAGCATTGTCTTTGGATATGTTTAGCGACCGTATTCTCAAGCCTGCTGTTGCAGCGATTGCGAATAAAATTGACTTTGATGGAACTACAACAGCTGCTTTAAACACAGCAAACATTGTAGGAACACCAGGCACTCCTCCAACAGGTCTATATACATACTTATCAGCACAAGCATACTTAGATTCAGAAGGTGCTCCTCGTGATGGTAGACGTTCATGTATCGTTGAGCCATTCACATCAGCAACTATTGTTGACTCTCTTAAAGGCTTATTTGTACCGACTGCTGAGATTTCAGCACAGTACACAAAAGGGCTTATGGGTAGAGACAGCGGTGGTATGAATTGGAAACTTGACCAAAATATTGTGAGTCAAACTTTTGGTAACTTCTCTTCTTCTACTGTTACAGCTTCTGTTAACACAACAACAGCTTCAGGCTTCTTAACAACAGGTTGGGCATCACAATCTACAATTACTTTGACTGCTGCTAACACAGGCACAATCAATTTAAATGCAGGTGATACATTCCAAATCGCTGGTGTATATGCTGTTAACCCACAGAATCGTCAAGCATACGGAACTAACAAATTGCGTTCATTTGTAGTGAAGAGTGCTGTTTCTGTAGTATCAGGTTCAAGCGTTCAAGTTACTGTATCTCCTGCTGTTATTTCAGGTGGTCAGTTCCAAAACGTATCGATTCCTACTACATCATCAACAGCTGCTGTAACATTCTTTGGTAGCCAATACAATGCAAGTGGATATGGTATCGTTTCACCACAGAATATTGTGATGCACCGCCATGCTTTTACAATGTGTATGGCTGACCTCGAATTACCAGAGGGAGTCCATTTCGCTGGCAGAGCTTCTGATAAAGAGATTGGTCTTTCCATGCGTGTTGTCCGTCAATACACCATCAACAATGATTCTATTCCGACTCGTGTTGACGTATTGTATGGTTGGGCTCCTCTCTATCCTGAACTCGCTTGTCGTGTTGCAGCTTAATTAACGAAAGGAAAATATCATGGCAAATCCAGGTCCAGCAGTAACCAATTCAACCCACCCATCAAATGTAACGACTTCACAGTCATTGCGTTTGATTGCAACGTTGAAGAACGTGAACGCTAACGCAATCGCTAGTTATCCTATGCAAGTAAACAATAGCTCTGTATTTTTACCACAGAGTTTAATTGTTACTAACCTAAACAATGCTGGAGCAAACGTAACAGCAACAGGTTTAGCATTAGGTGTAGCGACAACAAGTGGTGGCTCAAGTTTATATGGAGCAATTACAGCATCACAATTAAGCACAGCAGTAGGTGTTTCATTGGTTGCTCCTTCAGCACAAACAACAGCAACTACAGTTCAAAACCTTTATTTAAACGTAACAGCACCATTAACAACAGCAGTAGCAGGTGCAACATTTGACGTTTATGTATATGGTTATGACTTTAGCGTATCAAGTTAATCACCAACAGAAGTAAATAAAGAAAGCCATGCTCAAAAAGTGTGGCTTTTTTTCTTAAAAAACCTATAATTGAATTAACCTTTAAAAGGAAAATATTATGCCATCAACAACTATTTCTCGTGGTAATGTTCTATCACAAACTTATATCGGACCATATCTAACTCCTGTTTCAGTAGCAGCTTACACAACAGCTGCTCAAACATTTAATATTGCTGGATTACAAACAACTGATATCGTTCAGTATGTAGGTTTAGCAGGTGCTCAGACAGCAGGTGTAACAGGTGCTGAATGTGATGTATTAACAAATGGTGTTTTAACTGTTGCATTTATAAATAGCACAGCAGGAGCATTAGTACCAGCTGCAGGCACTTATATATTTTGTATAACTCGTTGTGAAAACTTGCCTTTACCTACTACAGCAGTCTAAGGAGAAATCATGGCTTATAACTCAGCATTTGGACCATTTGGACCGACTTATTTAGTAGGAACAAGTCCTGTCCAAGTAAAATCTAATAACAATGTATATCCATCAGGGTATCGTATTGTTAATTTAACAAGTAGTTTAGTTCGAGTTGGTTGGTCTCCACAAGAGCCTAATGACGCATCAGTTACCCCTGTAGCTACTACTCCAACTTCTAGTGGAATCGCTAATGTTTTATCTATACCTGCAAATGGTGTAGGAGTATTTAGTAGCATTCCTCCAAATGCTTGGTTTATAGCAAGTGCAGCAACAAGTTTAGAAATCACTCCAGGCGAAGGAATATCATAATGAGTTCAAATAAAGTCGCAACGACAAGCACACAAAACATCGTTCCTGTTCAAGCTGAATTTGATGTTAATGGAAATTGTTTAGGATTAGTAGGACCAGGAGGAGTTTTCTTTAGTCCACCTATTTCTACTGACACAATTACTAATTCCACGATTACAAACTCAACGATTAATAGCACTTCTATTGGTGCTACAACTCCAAGTACAGGTGCATTTACTACGTTAAGTTCTACTCAAGACGCATCTATTCATGGTGTTACTGTTGGATTGGGTGGTGGTAGTGTAAGTACAAATACTGTTGTTGGTAATGGATTAACTTTAAATGCTACAGGGGCAAGAAATTCCGCTTTTGGCAATAATGCACTTTTATACAATACCGCAAGTGATAATAGTGCTTTTGGAAATGCTTCTTTATTTTCAAATACATCAGGGACATATAATGTAGCAATTGGTGGAAGTGCATTAGCATTTAACACCACAGCCTCCAATAATACAGCAGTAGGTTATCAATCTTTATACAGCAATACAACAGCTTCAAACAACACAGCAGTAGGTTATCAAGCGGGGTATAGTAATACCACAGGTTCAAATAATATTGCTATTGGGCAACAAGCTCTATATGGGAATACAACAAGCAGTTACAATGTGGCGATTGGTTCTTCCGTTCCCGGATTTTTTAATCCCGCTTTGTACTCAACAACAGGTACTCAAAACACAGCCATAGGAACAGCCGCTGGCTCAGGAAATACCACGGGTAATGTAAACGTCTATGTAGGTTCTACCACTCAAGCAGGTGCAACTGGCACGGGTAATTCAAACATTATGATTGGTTACGGTGCCGGTTATGCAAATACATCGGGTGCTAATAATACATTTGTGGGTGGTGGTAACTACGGCTTCTACTACGGTGCTGGTTCAGGAAATACAACAGGAACGGCTAACACATACGTTGGATTTAGTGCTGGTAATGTGATGACCACAGGCTCTTACAACACCATACTTGGTGGTTACAACGGCAATCAAGGTGGCTTAGACATTCGCACATCAAGTAACTACATTGTTCTAAGTGATGGTGCAGGTAATCCTAGAGGTATATTTGATAATAGTGGTAATTTGTTGGTGGGTACTACAAGTAATACAAACGGCTCAAGAATATTTGTTGTTCCATCTGCCAACACATCACCAGCTTTTGCGTGTCAAGGCGTTACGGGCGATGTTGGAAATCCCGCAGCTATTTTTGGTAAATTTGACAACAATACAACCACAAGCCAAATTTTTGTTCGTTTTACTTTAAATAATAATTCTGCTGGTTCAGGACAAATTACAGCCAATGGTGCTAATACCGCTGCTTTTGGTACATATTCAGATAAACGATTAAAGCAAAACATTGTTGATTTACCACCACAGCTTGATAACATTCTTGCTCTTAGACCTACAGAGTTTGATTACATAGAATCTGAAGGTGGGGGTCATCAAATTGGTTTTATTGCCCAAGAAATGGAAGAAATTTATCCTGATTCTGTTGGTGAGCGTGAAGATGGAATGAAAATGATTGCGGGTTGGGATAAAACAACTGCTCGATTGGTCAAAGCCCTACAAGAACAACAAGCAATCATTGAAAAACTAGAAGCCCGTATTGCAACACTAGAGGCTAAACAATGAACCTAATCCTATTCGCTATCTTTGTCATACTTCAGTTCTTAGACTTTTGGACAACTTACAATGTTATTCAATCAGGCAAAGGACACGAAGGCAACGCTGTGATGGAGTGGTTATTCTCCAAAATTGGAGTGGTTGGTGGCTTTGCTGTAGCTAAGTCTATACTTATTGCCATCTTCGCTTACCTAGCAACAAAACACCTTTATACTTTTTTTATTATTGAAATAGACTTGGTTGCAATGGTGTTTATTTTATTCAATTTAGTTTATAGTTTTGTTGTGGTTTCTAATTATCAAATTTTCAAGAAAGGCTAATATGGCTAACACATACACATGGACAGTAACTTCAATGTCCACTCTCCCTGATGTTCCAAATCAACCTAATTATGTAGTTTTAGTAAGTGGACAATTAGAAGGTTCAAATGGTGCAACACCGCCTGTAACAGCATCTATTGGCTACAATGTAGCTTTGACTATTGAAGAGTCAGACCCTAACTTCATACCTTACAATGAACTTACTGAAGCAGTAGTGCTTGGTTGGGTGCAAGAAGTATTAACTCTACAAGGTGTTGCTAATTTAGAAGCAAATGTGGATGGTCAGATTAATAGTATTGTAAACTCACCAGTAAGCCCATCAGCACAACCTTTGCCTTGGAAAACATTAGAAGCTCCTATAACACAACCAGGTACTGCCTAAAAATGGTTGCCCCTATAGACATAATTTCTAGAGCATTAAAAGATATTGGAGCATTAGAAGCAGGAGAATCTCCTAGTCCTGAAGCTGCTCAAGATGCTTTTGATATGTTAAATGACCTTATAGACCAATGGTCTAATGAGGATATGATGGTATATAACACAACAGAGATTATATTTCCGTTAATATCAGGTCAAATTCAATATACAATCGGTCCGACAGCATCAACAGCTAATTACATAGGTGCAAGCATATTAGGAACAATTACAGGTAATATTTTAACTATTACAGGTGTAACAACAGGAGCAGTCGCACAAGGTCAAACCTTAAAAGGTGCAGGCATACCTACAGGCACAAAGATTGTTCAATTTATTACAGGTGCAGGTGGTAACGTCAATGAAGTAGGAACATATCAATTAAGCAATCCAGCAACAACATTAGCACCTAATTTCACAGCTTCTATTTCAGGAACAACTTTAAATGTATCAGCAATAACTCAAGGCTATTTAGGAGTAGGAGCTGTTATATCAGGTACAGGAGTATCAGCAAATACGACTATACAAAGCGTTTTAAATGCAAGTGGTGGTGTAGGCACATATACTGTTAACAACTCTCAAACAGTCGGTAGTGAAGCTATGACAGCAACGATTACTCCGATACCGATTACAGCATATTATCAAAAGCCATTATT